CAACGTCTACGCCGGTAACTACTGATGAAAACACCGATTCTGGGCGGCACTTATGTTGCGCGATCGGTAAATGCTGCCGATGCCCGCATGGTCAATCTTTTCCCTGAGGCTGTTCCTGAAGGTGGAAAAGAACCGGCGTTTCTAAACCGCGCCCCTGGCCTAAAACTTCTTGCCAACATGGGCGACGGCCCAATTCGTGGGTTGTGGCAATTTGGTGGCTACGGTTACGCCGTATCTGGCGAAGTGCTTTATAAAATTGATTCTATTTGGGGCGTAAGCCCAATTGGTACAGTAGCTGGATCATCTGGCCCTGTCAGCATGTCGGACAATGGCACACAATTATTTATTGCTTGCAACGGCCCTAGTTTTATTTACAACAGTCTGACACTAGCGTTTGCGCAGATTACTGACCCAGATTTCCCCGGCGCTGTCACCGTGGGCTATTTGGATGGTTACTTTGTGTTTAATGAACCCAATAGCCAGCGTTTGTGGATCACTAGCTTGCAAGATGGTACATCCATTGACCCGTTAGATTTTGCAAGCGCTGAAGGCTCTCCTGACGGCTTGGTGTCGATTTTGGTTGACCACCGCGAAGCGTGGTTGTTTGGAACCAATTCTGTTGAAGTTTGGTATGACTCTGGCGCTGCCGATTTTCCATTAACGCCCGTCCAAGGCGCGTTTAACGAAGTTGGCTGTATTGCAGCATTTTCGGTTGCCAAACTGGACAACGGTATTTTCTGGCTAGGCGCGGATGCCCGTGGCCGTGGTATTGTTTACCGCGCTAATGGCTATACCGCCCAGCGCGTGTCTACTCACGCTGTTGAGTGGCAGATTCAGCAATATGGCAATTTGTCGGACGCTATTGCTTACACATACCAGCAAGACGGCCATTCGTTTTATGTGTTAATTTTTCCATCTGCAAACACAACATGGGTGTTTGATGTAGCAACAAACTTATGGCATGAACGCGCTGCGTTTATAAATGGTTCGTTTACCCGCCATCGTTCAAATTGCCAAATGTCGTTTAGCAACGAAGTTGTTGTTGGCGACCATGAACTTGGCAACATCTATGCTTTTGACTTAGAAGTATTTTCAGACGGTGGGCAACCTCAAAAATGGTTGCGGTCATGGCGGGCGTTGTCTACGGGCGCAAACGATTTAAAACGTACGGCCCAGCACTCGCTTCAACTTGACGCTGAAACTGGCGCAATTAACTCTGACGTTACAACGCCTATCATATCTATTGACATTTCAAACCCAAATGATGATTTGCTTACTGAAGGCGGCGATTTTCTTGTTTGGGAATACCCTGACCCAACGCTTAATGAAATATTACTTACCGAAAGCGGTGACGATCTTGTTCAAGAAGATGGTGGTCAACTTGTACTTGTTGAAGGGCCATCTGTTATAGGTGGAAAAATATTAGTTCAAAAAGGTCAACTTACCGCAACCGCAATTGACCCACAAGTTATGTTGCGTTGGTCTGACGACGGCGGCCATACTTGGAGCAACAGCCACTGGCGGTCAATGGGTAAGACGGGTGAATTTGGCCGCCGTGTTATTTGGCGTAGATTGGGCATGACGTTAAAGTTGCGCGACCGCGTTTACGAAGTGTCAGCTACCGATCCAATTAAGATTGCCATCATGGGCGCTGAACTGCAAATGAGTCCGACAAATGTCTAACCCTCAAAATATTACCAAAATTCCATCAGCGCGTGTAGCGTTGACTGATGCAAATACGGGGTTAATTTCACGCGAATGGTTTAGATTTTTAAACAACATTTACGTTGTGTCTGGCGGCTCAACTTTGGGCGTTGCTCAAATTGCAAACGGCGGTACTGGCGCAGATAACGCAGCCCAAGCCCGTGCAAATTTAGGTGCGGGTACTGGAAGTGGTAGCGTTACGCAAGTAAATGGAACTGGCACTGTCAACGGCGTTACTTTAACGGGCACTGTGACAACCGCAGGCAATCTTGTGTTAGGTGGTACTTTATCGGGCGTAAACTTAACCACCCAAACCACCGGCGCTATTGACATTGCTTCTAGGACTACGGGCACTCTTGACGTTACTACTAGAACTGTGGGCGTTTTGCCCCTTACAAATGGTGGTACTGGATTGACTGAACGGCCGCCTGTTATTACTAGAACTGTTGACTTTACACTTGATAGCACCGCAGGCTGGGTCATCAACAACAAATCGGGTTCGACTTGCACGGTTACGTTGCCGTCTGCTGCAACATCAGTTGGCCGCGCGGTGACTTTTAAAAACCTTCAAGCCCAGACTCTTGTGTCGGCTTCTAGCGATGTCGCTCCAATTGGTAGCGCTACACCAGGCACAGCAATACTTCCAGCCACCGTGGGCGCATGGGCAACCCTTGTATCAGATGGCACAAATTGGGTGGTAATGGCATCGTGATTACATACGCGCCATCCTCAGTAACATACGGCAAAGGCTTTGCTGTTGCTTTGCCTATGGCTGAAAAAGTCAAAGCGCTTGAAGCTGAACTATTTAAGATGCCGCAAGCTGATATTGTGACAACCCACAGCTTCCTGCCTAGCGTGTACGAACGGGCGATTACGATCCCCGCATGGACTGTGCTAACGGGCGCTGAACATAAAACAGCCTATCGTGTGCGCTTGGAAAAAGGCACAATTGCTGTAAATACAGACGACGGCGTTAAAATTCTTACTGCGCCTTGTGAATTTGAAGCCAGTGCGGGAATGCAACGCGCTGGTCGGGTCTATGATGAAGAAGTGATTTGGGTTGACATTTACGATAACCCTGACAATTGCACAGACCTTGCGATTTTAGAAGACCGGTTATATGTTGTCCCCGAATGTGGGTTGGCTGACAGTCGAACAGAAAGCCAAAAGGCTCGCATTGATTACAAATTGTTTTTGCACCAATTGGGCACAACAGACGCCGAAATTTTAAAGATTGCGCAAAACGAGTCTGATTTGATTGACATGCCTAATGGATGGGGTGTTGAGTTAAAACCATCCCCAATTCACGGCATGGGTTTGTTTGCAACAAAAGATTTTGAGGCAGGCGAAACTGTTTGCCCTGGCAGACTTGACGGGAAGCGTACGCCCAGTGGAAGATTTATCAATCATTCCCAAAACAGCAATATTCAACCAGAATTGGTTGGAAATGACATATTTGCGGTTGCTGCGCGTAAAATCAGCGCAGGCGATGAATTATTAGTTGACTATCGAGCGTCGATGAGAGTTAATTTTGGCTTTGTAATGCAAGGAGAAATATTATGAGTGGATGGGTAGCGGGTGCAGTAGTCGTTGGCTCAATATATTCAGCTAACAAAGCGTCAAGTGCTGCGACAGCAGCAGCAGACACTCAAGTTGCGGCGGCTGAAAAATCAGGCGACGTATCATTAGAAATTGCCGATAAGCAAATTGCTGCTCAAAAAGAAGCATTAGCGTTACAACTTGCTGCAAGTAAAGAAGCAACTGCTTTGCAACTGGCGGCTGACAAAGAAAACGTTGACAAGCAACTTGTAGTTCAAAAAGAAACGCTTGATAAAACCCTTAAGGCTCAAGCTGACGCTGCTGCTGCTGGCCAAGCGGCGGCGGCGGCGGCCCTTAGTCAACAAATTGCTGCTCAAAAAGCAGCCCTTGACGCTCAGTTAGATTTGCAACGCGAGTTGTTCAACAAACAAGTTGAAAACCTCAGTTCTTTTAAAGAAGCTGGTGAAGTTGGCCAAGCCAAGATGTTGGATCTTCTGGGCTTGAGTGGTAACACTAAAGCCCCCGGCTATGGTTCAGCGGCCACTGCATTTAAAGTGGAAGGGTTTGACCCCAATACGCTGTTTGAGCAATTCAACGCCAAAGAAATGGAAGAAGACCCAGGCTATGCGTTTCGCTTGGCTGAAGGTCAAAAAGCTATTGAGCGCTCAACTGCGGCCAAAGGTGGACTGCAATCTGGCGCTGCTCTTAAAGCCGCTGCTCGGTATGGTCAAGAAATGGGTTCTCAGGAATACCAGAATGCGTTTAACCGTTTTCAAGCCAACAAAGCATTCCAAGCCCAAGAATATGGCAATGCGTTTAACCGCTTTACTACCGAAAGAGCAAACATGTTGGCTCCTTTGCAGGCTTTAACCGCCAGCGGTCAGGCTTCAGCGGCGGGGCAAGCTGCGGCGGCGGGCAGTTTATCGGCTGCTTCCTCGCAAGCATTGCAAGGCTACGGCGCGGGTCAAGCCGCTGCGTATGGCAACTACGGCGCAACTGCTAGTGATATTGCCGCACGAACTGGCGCAGGCGCATCTGCTGCCCTTGGCAATTACGGTGCTGGTACGGCAAACACATACGCCGGCTCTGCTGCGGCGCGTCAAAGCGCGTATGGTCAAGCTGGGTCAACTGCCGCAAATGCTTACGGTAATCTTGGTAGCAACTTAACCAACATTTATGGCAATCAAGGTTCTAACACAATTAATGCAATTACCAGCGCAGCAAACGCTGCTGCCGCAGGGCGAATTGGTTCAGCCAACGCCATAACACAAGGTGTTAACACAATGATTGGTGCGGGTATCAGTGGCTACAATGCTTACAACCAAAATCAGTTGTTGAACAAATACCTCATGAAAGGTTAATAAATCATGCCACTCGATACCAGTATTCCCCTTCAATCTAGGTTTGCGCCGATCAATTATGAGATTCCGCAGCCCATCAATA